ATTGGCTCGTGAGTCGAGATTCGCATCGATATCCAAAGCCCTGACGATTCCGTCAATCGGACTAGGAACGTGGTCACTAGTACCTGCTTTTTGGTGACGAGCATCGCCTATCCAGCCGTCAGATTTTCTGTCGCGGTCAGGAAACGCATCATCAATCTGCTCACGAAGTTGTTGCCCTGCTTTACAGAGTAGAGGCTTCATTACGAGCAATCATTTCATCATAGGTTGATTTAAGCATTGAGGTGTACTCCCCGTTGCCTCGGTCAATAATGGCGTGAGTCACTGTTTCACCCATTGATTGGATTTCAATAAAAGTTACATTGTTCATTTTATAGCTCCGCACTAACGCCGATATAACCTGCTGAGTTGTTATTTTGAGCCGCATAATAAGGTCTAAATTGTGTCAAACCAGATGAAGCAAGATTCAAGGTGACATTATTAGCATTTGCACCAACTTGCAAGGTTATGTTTGTGACAGCAGTAATTGCGTTATCGTCAGGACTTACACCAACGGCAGAAAAATCAACTGAAGTTGGTATTGCTCTCAAAGGAACTGGTGTGCCTAATCTAACCAAAACATTTGAAGTGCTTGTGGCAGTACCCAAAGGCGTTAAATAACCGTAATTAGATGATGCTGCTGTACCTAATGAACGATAGTAGTACCTTTGGCAAGCAGCCAATTCTCCTTGAATAGTTCCTGTTGCTGTTTGGAAGGCTGTAGCCGTTGAGCCTGCCTCTAGTTGAACACCCCAAATGTCTATGGTCTGAACTGTGTTAGCAGCAAAGCCAAAGAACAACTGCAAGAAGGATGAAGTGCCTACTGTTTTACCGCTAATAGATGGAACAGACACAGTAAATGTATAACGCGCCCAAGAAGTTGTAAGGTTTGTGCTAGTAAATCCTGAAGTAATGTTTACTGTTGCACTACCGCCTGAACCAAAGTTTTGTTGAAGGTTAGGCAAAATAGTTCTAGTCGCATCTGCTTTAGCCCAAAATGAAAGAGTTGCAGTCTGTCCTGCAAATGTGCGTACATCTTCAATTCTTTGATTAAATCCAATATAAGTTCCACCTGAACCAGCAACAGATTGATTAAAGCGAATAAAATACTCACCTTCATATCCCGCAACTGGCGCTGTGCCTGGCGTAAAGGTTTGACGGCTTACTGTTCTTGTAGAACCTGAACCATCAAATACAATGTTAAATCGGTCTGCTAAATACGCCTCATTTGCAGGATTAGAAAACGATGAGCCGCGTTGCCAGATTTCAAAATCGGAGTTCAGAATTTTGTTCTTGCCTGCAGCGTATTGTGCGCTAGTAAAGCGGAGAACACATCTCCGTTCGCGTAAGTAGTTTTTGCTGGGAATCCGACAGCCATTAGCACACCTCTTTCATAGGGTCAATTCTAGTACATAACATCGAGTAAAGGCTCTTGTGTGGTCAAAACTGTCACCCAAGTATTTGGAGTAATGTCATGGGCAATTCCCTGGCATTGCAAGGTCTTAACAATAGTCGAACCGCCTTGCCCATCATTGGTGATTTGCATGGTGTCAAAATAGTCTAAGTCAAGGGCTGCTGTTACTCCTGCGCCATATCCCAAAGTAACCAGGTCCAAAGTAATCGAGTCAATACGGATTGTTGTTTCTTTACGACTGGTTACATAAGCGGTAGCCAAAGCCAAGGCGTTGGCATCTGTCTGCATTAACATATCAGGAGCGGTAATAGCATGCGTAAAGTAAGCGGCAATAGATGTCGCATCTGAGTAAGTCTGTGCCGTGCCACCAATTCTAGTGACTGTCGCAGAGTTCACGATAGTCTTATCATCAAAGGCAAATTGGATACCAGCGTAGTTAATATCTGTTGAGCCTGTTGCATTAGAGAACTTAGTCGGACTTGCTGATTGAGCATCCACCACATATTGACGATTCTTAAATTCTGCGTTTCCTGCTTTGTCAATATAAAAAGCACCTTGCTCGGTGAACTCAACTGTTTGAATAGCCTGGAGAACCGAGCGAGTCCCACCTGGGTCAACCTGACAGGTTGTATTACCAGTTTGAATTGAGCGCTGAGAGTTAGGCCATGAAACCATATCTAGAATCTTGTTAATGCGTGTGCCTGTATCTTGGCCAGCAGTAGCGCCTGTGACTGTTGTTACGTTTGAATTAAAGAATAATCTAAACGCATCGTAACAAACAAAATCAACAAATCCCGTTTCTTGGGAAGTTGGATATGTGTATTTGTATTCAGTAATATAACCTGAAAACATCGAATACAAAGTACCGTTATAGTTTGCTTGAATTTGAATCTTGCGTAAAGGTTGCACATCAGGATAATAGATGCTTGACGTGTTCTGTGGATTCCAATTACCTGTTGGGTCGTTGACGCGCACAACTGCTGTTGCTGAAATGTATTTATCTTGTAAGAGATTACGTTCGCGTCTAGTATTAATTTTAAGAACAGAGGCAGATACATCAACAATGTTTGGAACAACTGTACCAAGTTCAGCAAAGCCCAATCGACCTGTGCCAAGAACCATCACAGTACCAAATGATGCTCCCTGAGTAAGGTTGATTTTAACAATAGGCGTTGCAGGTAATGCCATTAGTACACCGTGCTGTAATTGATTGGAGTGCCAGCAGCCTGATTGTTGTAGATACCCTGAGTAATGGCTGTGACGATATCGCGTTCTGTGCTGATTGAACCAGCAACATTGACTGTTACATAAGTTGGTTGGCCTGAATTGTAAGAGGAATTACGGTCATTGAAGCCGCTCAAATCATCTATTGAAAAACCAGGTGGCAATTGGTTTTGATTTGCGGAAAGTTTAGGAAAACCCAAAACCTGCGGGCTTGATGGATTTATGCCAAGCGCTTTATTCAAAGCATCTACAGAAGGCGCTACTTTGTCCAGCATACCTCGAATAATAGTTCTTTGCTCGTCAAGTGTATAAGTTTTAGGAGTAGTAATTCCAATTAATTTCAACGTAGCCAACATTTGTTCCAAGGTTGATAACCATTCTAAAAATGGGTTAGGAACATCGCCTAGGCTAATCATGTCACCGCGAAGTTGACCCAAGAGTTTTGCATCCTGGCTAATCGCTCCTGCTAGTTTTACCGCAGCATTGATGTTGCCATCATTAATTGCTTCTTCAAGTTCAAGGATTTCCTGCTTTAAACGGATGCGAACTTTATCTTCTTCAGTCTGCTTACTTAATGCAGCAGCCGCTAATTGGATGCGGTCCATGTCAAACATCTGTTGTGCTTTATTAAGGAAAGCAGAGAGTTTATCTAGGGCTGCTTTCTTTGCTTTCTCCGCAGCAAGTTTCTTGGCAGTATCTAAGCGTTTTCTTTCAATAGCCTGTAACTCTCTAGCACGCTTTATTGAAGCCTCTTCTGCTTTTCTTTGTGCAGCAAAGTAAGCATCGCCACCTGGAAATTTACCTGAAATAGCACCAGGCGCGCCCATCTTTTGAGCGCCTAACTTTCTACCTTCTGCTCTCAATTTATCTAGTACGCCGCCTGGTCCAATGTATCCACCAATGACAGGTATCAAGCCAGTTAAATCAAAACCGTTTGGAGAAAATCCAGTTTTCAACTTCTCAATAAGAGATGCAGCACCAAGAGTTGCTTCGGCTGTTGCTTTAGCAAAATCCTGCATTGCAGTTGTTGCGCTAGGTAATCCATTTGCACCTGCAAGCAAAATAAAACTATCAACTAAACCTTTGCCAATTACCTCTTTTGCTTGTTCTGCATTTTCTTTAAGTATTAATAATTGACCTGAATAAGTAGCAGCAGCCTCTGTTGCAGCGCCCGCGAGGCGTGTATCTAATAATTTTTGTAAATCTTCAAAAGACTTTAATTGCAATTCGGCTTTTGTAAGTCCTGTATTGTATTGGTTAAGAGCCTTGCGGTTGCCAAGATATGCTTGACTTAAACCTTTAGCCGCTTCAGAAAGACTTATGTTATTGGCTGCTGCAACATTCATTGCAGTATTCATCAGTTCCTGTGACTTGGTGACTGAACCTGTTGCGCTAAGAAGGGCCTGCATTGCAGGAACTCCCTCATCACCAGTTATGCCATAAAGTTTGCCAAGGTTATCTATATATGCTGTAACTCTTGATGTATCAAAAGCCAAGCCCAAGTTCTTCATTGTGTTGGCGAGAACAGCACCTTCGCGTTCTGCATCAGCAAATGCGCGCACTGATGCCTTGCCAAAATTAACAACGGCAGCAGCAGAAAAAGCAACACCTAATGTTCTTGCAAGATTTTTAACTGTGCGCTGAAGTTTCTCAGTAGCAGTTTCAGCCTTCTTAAATGCCTTAGAACCTGTAAACTCCGAGGCAATTTGAATGGCTATTTTGGAAGCGTCCATATTATGCTGCTCTCTTTAAATCTACAATCGAAGTACGTTTATTAAACTTGGCAGTAATATTCTCAACAGCCTTAAAATAAGCAGTGAGAACTTTGCCGTTTGTTTCATCCCAGGCGCGATAGATTAAACGACCACGCTTGTCACCAATACCTGTTGTTTTCTTGATTCCGTAGATTGGGCCAAGATTCTTAATAAACTGTTCGCCTGCGCGAGGATTGACAGAATGTGAATAACGTTTCTGTGTAATGTTCTTGCCTGGACCAACCCAAGGCTGACCGCCTGGATTCTTGCGTCCTGCTGTTTCAATAATTGCACCTAGCGCTGATTTGTTTTCAATCGCTGCTAAGGATGTAAAACCGCGATTGTTTGCACGGCTTGGACTTGTTTTGTAACTGATTCCCTTGCGAATAAGATTCGAGTCATACATAGGGAATTTGGCTTCAGAAAATGAACGACGTTGCCATCCGCTCATAATCTCTGAATCGCTAGGCACAAAACCGCGAGCGCGTTTCACAACGGGCTTTAATGCGGCGGCCACTTCTTTGCGAAGTTCAGTTGCTAAATCAGGTGCGTATTGTTTTAACGCCTTACGAAGAGCGAGAGCGCCCACGACTTCTGTTGGCATCTCTCATCTCCTTTGCTTCGTCTTTAAGAACTCTTATCAAATTCTTAAACATCTCTTCGTCTAGTTCAATCAAATTTTGTGGCGGAATTCCTAGCCTTACGCTTAATTTAGCAATAAGGTAGGTGACGGAATCCCGCCCTAGTTCGGGGAATCGTCATCGAGAACTTCAACGTCAATCAAAGTTTCAATGAACTTTTCCCCAAACATCGGTACGGTTTCACCTGACCTGCGAATACACTCCCAGGCAAGCCAATAGATATCGCTTTGCTTTTGGTCCTCAATAAACGCCTTATGGAATCCCTTTTTGGCGTAAATCTCAAAACCATACTGCACTAATGGAGTGATTGAGTATTCCCCAACCTGTCCATCTGCCCTTGTTACTTTTAACTTTGCCATTGTTGCCCCTTAGTTTATTTTTAGAATGTACCTGTTGTTGTTACTGCAACTGTTGAGTTACAGTTCCAAGTTACTGATTGTGAACCAATATCGCCAACAGCACCATTAATATCCTGAGTTCCGTTTACTAAAACGCTCATTGTATATAGTGGGTTTGTTGCTGATACTGCTGAACCCTTGTCCTGAAGTAGCACAACAGTAACAGTTGTACCCCATGCTGCCTGCAATGTTGCAAGAACATTTGCTGCTGCTGTGTCGTTTAGAAAGTCAATTGTTACAGAAGATGATTCTAGGCCCTTGACGGCCTTTCTGCTGCCATCTCCCATGGCCGTTACATCCAGTTCATCGAACTGACGATTAAGTGTTACTGATGTTACATGGTCAGAAAGGTCAACAGAATTAACCTTAACGCCGACCTTGTTGTTTAGAAATACAGCCATTTGGTTATTCCTCTTCCTTCTTGATAGATGCTGGCTTTGGTGCTGCTGGTGTTACCTGCCCGATTTTCTTCAGGAAGGCCTCGTTCTCTTTTTCCCATTCGGACATATTAACTCCAGGTGGTTAGTACGGACAGTGACATCTCGCAAGGCCAACAAGGGCTGTTTCAATTCCATTGAGATTTCCCTCGTTATCGAGGAGCGGCACAGTAATCACAATTTTGAAGTTCGCAGTTGGTGCGATTGTGTTGTGCTGATTGTTATTAGGCGTTAAGTAAGGGTCATCAGGTGCGACGATAATACTGTTGGCTAAAACGGTTGCAGGTGGAAACGCAAAAACCTGCCAAAGTGAATTATCAACTAACGCTGTTGCGATTGTTGTGCGAAGGGTTGTTAATGCTGTTGGCATTACCCCACCATTGAGTTAGGGCTGATTGCATGAGCAAGCAAACCTCGTACGCGTGCAAGCAAAGTATTTCCCATGCGGTAAGGCGATGGTGCAAAGTCAGGCGATACTCCACCTGAATTGCTGGCTTGGCGGGCTTGCCAAATGTCAACTGAAATCATAAGCGCTGCTTCTTGAACTGCTGCATCAAGTGTGTAATCAACATAAGTGTCTGCTGCAACTTGACCAAGAGGCTCAACTGGATGGTAAGGAGCAGGTGTGTTGTTATTGCCTGAAATGTTGTAAGTGATGTTGTAATCGCCAACACCTGTAATTGTCTTTGAACCGTTGTGCTTTGAGCCGTTGCCTGATATAACAACTGTTTGGCCGACATAAAAGACTTTTTCAACTAGCGTGTCGAAATAAAGAGTTCCTGTTGTTGCTGTGTTGCTATGTGCAATG